GGCCTGCCTCTCGAGCCGTATTGACAAGAGAGGAGATAAAGCTACTGATAGAGGTGACGCCTGCGCCCAACGCACCAGCCATTGCAAGGGCTTGGAACTGGATGCCACGGAGCGAAGCCTTGGCGCTCTCGGCTTGCTGCTTGAACTTATCCGCAAGCAGCTCTAATCGTACGGAAAATGAAAGATTATTAGCCATAGGCTGGTAGGCTGAATGTGTGTATTACTTATCTGCGACTACGATTTTCGCATTCTTGAGTTGGTCAAAGATTGCCTGACCTACATCCTCGCTCTCGGTCTCCCACGGGAACGGCAGGAGCTTCTCTGGGGAGCATACGGAGTCTTGTGCGAGGTGTGGGAGCATCGACATCCAAGTGAATAGGCGCTTGTACTCGAGCCCCTCCTGCTTACGCTTCTGTATGGCGTTCAGAATGGCGGGTATCTCCCACAGCTCCATTCTGTCCATAACGTACCCTGCATCAATACCTCCGTCCACGATTATCATATTGGCGATAGTCGTGAAGTCGGGTCCGTCATCTTCGTCGTCACTGGGCTCACCACCGCCTGCGTCATCCGAGATTGATGCCGTGATAGGAGTAAGCTCCTCAAGAGTGCGCTCCAGTCGCCCATATAGATGCGACGATACCTCTACGCTATCCAAGACAGACACCCACGCATCGAAAGGCATCTTGCTACCGCCCTCTTCGCACCTCTGCAAGCAGTAGATGAGAAGGGGTATCTGCTCACCATCTTGGATATTCAGTGTAGAGAAACTCCGCGCGGAGAGCTTCTCGAAAAGAAGTACCGCGCGGAGTGTCAGTGGGAATGGCACGCTGTCCATTAGAGCGTAATCCCTGCGGCGGTAATCGCTTCGGTGCTGCCGATTTCCTTATCCGCCTTGTCCTTGAGAGGACCAGAGCCGTTCAGCGTGCAGGTGAAGGTTTCGTACTCCCCGCCAGTACTATTCTTGCTAAGGTCGGAGATAGTGACCATACCCTTACGAAGAACTGCACCCTTGGTTACAGTGCGAAGTCCTGCCGCATCCTCTGCGATAGTCACCTCGCAAATCTCGAATGTGACAGCCTTACCCGATGCGGCAAGGTTTTCAAGAGCGTTGTAGGACAGATGCCCAGCGGAGTTCGATACGTACGCTTCGATAGAGGCGGACCATTCATTTCGGCCTCCGAGCTTATCAGGACTCTTGCCCGACATCTTACTGGAGATTTCGATAGTCTGCGGTGCGAACTTGAAATCATCCTTCTTTACATAGGGAACGAACAGACCAGCAATGAACATGCTGGTCGACTCGCCTCTGACGAGGTCCACGTTCTTATTGTATTTGGGGTTGGGAGGTGTTTGAGTTGCCATAAGAACTGCTATTTAGTTATTGGTTTTGGTTATGATATTTCGAACGTAAGTGACTGGAAGAACTTACCATCAGAGTGGCCCTCTTCGGACTCGTCGAGCGTGGCACGTGTTTCGCACCATCCCATTGTCTTCCCGACCTCATCATTGCGCCCTCCATCGAGGACAGCATCCACCAGCTTCACCAGCTCAATAGATCTGTCGTAACCATCGGAGAAGCATAGCACGGTTACATAAGCCTCGCTGTGCGTGTCGCCTGACTTGTCGCGGTCACGACCGTAGGCGCTGCGATATACGATTATGTAGTCGCCAGCGGTTTCTTCTGGAGCTATCACTGGGAAGATTTTATCCCCTACAAGCTCCTGCAACTCCTCACACGCAAGGAGTTTGCTACGCACCCACTGGGCGGTGTGCCATTTTCTGTTGTTGTCGAGATAGATACTCATACGTTGGTTAAGACTTTCGTGACTCCTGCAAGGAGTATTCGCTGTGCGCGTGGCGTGCTTCTCTGCTTCGCGTGCGTCCAAAAGAGGGTGGGCAGCACCCTGCCTCTGAACTTACCGCTTCGGGTGTATCTGTCAGCCGTACCCTTGTCAATTAGGTGGGCGTGGTTCGCTGCCTGCGACTCCTGACCCATCGCCGTCGCTCCATTGACATAGAGGAAACCTACCGACACAGACACCCGTCCGCCTCTCCCTCTGCGTGGCATACGCCTACGAAGTCCTCGGATAAGGTTGCCTCTGGGCACGTGCCCATTCCTATTCGGCTGCTTGTACAGAGGGGGCAGGGTCGTGCGAACATCCTGCTGGTACACCTCCGCAGCACGGAAGAATGGTTCACGCAGACTCTCTGGGCTTGGAGCTTCCTTGAGCCTTCCGATAAAGGCCTCGACCTCGGGGAATCCGTTGAGAGAAACTACATCAGGCATACTCTATTCGTCTACAAAGCGAGCTGTGACCTGCACCGTTCTGTCAAGCATAGGCTGGAGCAGTACGATGCGATAGAGTGCGCCATTGAAGCGAAGCCACCCAGCGGTAGATAGACGCTTATCAGCACGAACAACGAACACCACAGCCGAGGTATCGACAACCTCACGGGCCTGCAAGCCGTCTTTATCGTAGGTCGGGCGAAGCGTTCGGAGGTAGGCACGAGAGCGAAAGCTCTCTACCAGTTCCTCCTTTACCGCACCCGACACACTCTGCGTCTTTACAGCTTTGAGGAACACCAGTCGGTGTGTGAATGCTCCTGCGTTCATCGCTCTAATCGGTATCTGCCTATGAGTGAGCCAAGCGAAAAAGCAAGCTCCGTCACTCGCCCGACACGATACCCCTCTCGATCAGCGTAGAAGCGTGCGACTATCATTCGGAGAGCGTGCCGAAGTGCTGGAGGCAAGTCGCCAGAGGCCAGCTCCACCTCGACCAGCGGACGGCAGAGAAGCCCAGAGAGATAGTCCTCGGCAGTATCAATAAGCTCGATAATGAAGTCGTCATCCTCTTCGTGGTCTACGTTCAGATGCTTCTTTGCTTCCTCGAGAGAGATATATGTGGGCATAGCTATTACTTACGCTTCAAGCAGGCGAATGCTTCTGCACGGAGGACCGTGAGAGAGTAGTCACCATTGAGAGTGAAGTCGATGCGGTCCGTGATACCGTTGTACTGGGCATAGAGGCGATCGCCATTGCCGTGGTGAGCAAGGACAGCATAGGACAGTACACCGAAGAGAATAGCATCCTCGGGCATGAACGTAGTAGACACTACGGGGTAGCCGTTCATATGCCCATTCTCAAGGATCATCTGGGGATTACCCTTTTCTACTGGCGTAGACTTGAGCAGGCAGTAGGTCTTGGGATGCACGAAGTAAGCGGCACTGCCGTCTACCTTGACATTCTTGCCGAGAACCTCTGCCTCGAGAGTTACTACGTCCTTAATGGTGGGTGCTGTCGTGCTGTTCCACGCACCAGTGATAGGTGTGCCGTACGGAGTAGCGAGGATACTCCCTATACCATTGTTGGGAGCAACTGGCGCAGTCTTAGCGAACAGAGCCGTGTTGATAGCCGTACCGACAGCCTGCCCAAGTCGCTCGAGTGTGATAGCTCGGAGGTTGAGGTTGGTTGCCGTGATGGCCTGCGAAGTTACGGGCACATACACACCGACACGCTCGGGCTTAGCGGAAATCTTGTCGAGGCTGAGACTCTGGTCGGTAAGAGCGACATTCTCCCCTGCGATGGTAGCCGTAACGCCTGCAAGCACTGGCCATACGGGCTGGCCTACGACACCCGACTGCATTTTGAGACCTACCTTGGTATGGATAAGCTCTGCCTCGAGTGGCTGTACGACATCTTGGATAACCGTAGGCTGTGCATTCGCTACGTTCGTGGTCATCGTAGCGGCACGCTCCTCGATAGTTACAGCCTGATGCGAGTTCACTGCGCGGGTGGCTGCATCAAGGAAGCGCTTAGCGGCTTCCACCTGCTCGCCAGCAGTGTCGGGCTCGAGTGCCTTGGAAGCGGCTGCGTTGATGCTTCGCTCCTGCAGGTCTTCACTAACTCGGACAAGCTCGCGCTCTTCATCTTCGGTCAGCGCACCAGCGTGGCGCTTACCCTGCAGCTCCTTGAATCGCACGTGCAATTCGTGCAGCTGTTCTTGTTCCTTTGTCATAGTTAATTGGTTAAAGGGTTAAAGGTTGGACTTAGTTATGTCAGCCCAGCGAAGAGCGCGCTCAGCCAATGGCGTACGAGCAACTGGCTCGGGAGCTTCCTCGGGGGTCGTTTCTTCTTGGACAGGTTCGGTAGTAGGCTCTTCGGTTGGCTCGGGTAATCCTCGCTCCTCATCGAGAGCCCGCTTTGAGCGTTCAGCGGATGCAGTGGTTGCTGGATAGGCTGGAGTACTCACAACCGATACATCCCCGAGATACGAGAAGTGGTCAATGTGACGAATATACGTCCCGTCCTCCTTTTTCTCCCAGCGTGTGTCTCCTTTATTGACACCGAAAAGGAATGAGGAGGAGCGCAGGTCTCCTCTGCGAAGGAGCTCCAGCGTATCGTTGCCTAACTGCGTGTTTGGAGCGTCAAATCGGTAGAGAAGCCCGCTGTCCGTGATGGTCAGCTGTAGGCTTCCTTCTCCGTTCGTGCTTCTCGCAAGGAGCTTCGTGCGGTCGTGCTCGTAGAGAGCAAGGACATCGGAAGAGCGAAGCAACTCCTCAGTCACTGCGCCCTTATGCACAACCTCTCGGAATGCACGCCCATCAAGGAAGTCATACAAGACCTCACTCTCTTCTTCGTACACGATGGCAAGCCCCTCAATCGTGCGGCTTTCCTCACTTTGTAGTGATGGAGCAGATAGCTCGCTGGGGCTACTTCTAAGCTCGAGTATTTTGGTTTCGCTCATATCTATCTTGGGCTTTATATAACGTAGTTATAAGGCGTATTTTGACACCACTTTTCGCTATTCCCCTGCGCTTTTGGTGGGTTCTCCATCTGGGTGCAACTCCTCAATACTCGGGCGAGAGGAGACAAGAGCCACGTTACACGTGATAAACAGCTGGTCACCACCCTCAATAGGCTCTCTATTCTCGAATATGCGCCCCTCATTGGGAGTCATCACACCAGCCTCCACGCTACTCTTCACGTACTCTGCACGGGTGCGCAGGTCGGTAGCGAATAGTCGGGAGAGATCAAAGCGGATGCGCTCGGATGCTCGCCTTGATCTTGGAAGGAGCTTCACAGAGAACTCTTGTTGAATTTGCATGATAAGGGGCTGGAGCGTCTGGTTTAGGAAGTTAATCTGCGAGTTCTCCGCCTCCTTGTAGTTGGTACTTTGGTCTGCGAACACCATATAGGGATGCACCCCGAAGAAGCGACATATATCCAGAACGGAGTACTTGCGCACCTCAAGTAGCTCTGCATCGGCATTGCTAATAGAGGAGTCTATGAATTGCATAGACCCCGACAAGCGGACAATTCTGCGCCCCTGTGCAATCTCGTTATTCACTCGATCTACCACTTTATCCGCCACATCAGAGTCAAGTGCGCCAATCCCTTGCAGTTCATTTCCACCCACGAGGAAACCGCTCTTTTGGTTGCCTGACAGCAGTCCTTCATTCGTCTGTTTATCTGCATTGGCGCTAAGTGACATAGAACTCGAAGCGTACGTAATGGTGGAAACGCCAGTATAGCCACCATCGAGACTGTTGTTCTTTAGGTGGATAATCTCGTCAGCAGTGAACACACCGTTGATATTCCACACATCGTCCGAGACGCTGTAGGTATTGCTATGCTTGTCGTAAAACACTGCGACATCCCCAAGCAGGATAATATCCAGCAACTCGCCTTGAGTGGAATATCGAGGGTAGATATAAGCATTCCCCGAGAGGAGCAATCGAGCAACTATATTCTTGAGCAGAACGAAGAAGTTCTGCCTGCTATTCGCCTGTCCCGCAAAGAGGGTATTTAGCTGCGTGTTCCCAGCATACTGGAAGATACTCCCCGAGCGCTTTAGGTGCTGGAGCTCGAGCGATGCGATAGTCCCAGAGAGAATATCCACACATCGGTACACGCTTGCAATGGTCATTGCTATGTCCGGGGTAGACACTGACGCTCCGTTGAATCGATTTACGAACTCCTGCACGCTTCCGCCAGATGCGCACTTATCGCCACCAGCGTAGTACGACCGCTTGAAGAAGCGAGTGAAGAATTGAGAAATGGTCATTTTATACGATAGTTTTGAAGTGGTTGAACAGCCAAAAGCCCATCAAGCAGGTGATAGCCCCGTCAATCTTGTCCGAAGCCACAGCCTTGACGGGCTTGCGGTTTTCGAGTCGGTCCTCGTCTATCACAGCGTTGCCAAAGCAGTATGCCGTGATAGGATTAGGGTCAAACGTGATGCTATCCTGCGACAGAGCCAGCTCAAACGACATCACAGCCGTGTTAAACGAGCCGTTGGTCTGCGGTATAGCCTCCAAATACGACTTACCCACCTGCGGTGTAGACCGCAAGAGGTTGGTGAACTCGAGAGCCTTGTAGGGGTCGTAGCCTATTTTGAGGGTAGATAGAGGTTGTCGGAGTATGGTCTCCACGATGAGAGAGTAGTCGATGCTGTCGCCCTTACAGAGCGTCAGGTAGCCGTCATCTGCCCAGCGCTTGTAAAGCTCTCGGTTTACATGCGCGGCAAGCATCCCCTCTGGGAAGAAGTAATGTGTGATAGCGTGGAACGGACAGACCTTGGTGCGCCCCTCGGGAACACGACTGGGCGTGTAGACAAGGAACGTAAGCGCACTAAAGTCGTCACGAACGGACAAGTCCACAGCACACATAGCACGCATCTTGCGAAGCGACTCCATGGGCACGTGCATAAACGCCTTCTCAATCGTCTCACGAGGTATCCACATCTCGCGCTCGTCTCGGGCGAATATATTGAGGAGCTTGTTGCGGAACGCCTTCATATCACCTGCCGTGAGCTGAGCCTTCTTGTACTCTGCTTCGTAGTACTCGGGGCGCACCGTTACTCCCAAGTGTGGTTGCACTTTGTGCCACGTATTGGGGTCTCCCTCCTCGTCATCTACGTCTGGCTCAAAAATGTGTGCGAAGATGCTATCGTTCTCCACCTCGCCTCGGAGGATAGACTTGTAGGCATCCAACATCTCCGTAAATGGCGTGTCGAGCTTGTCGCTTGCGGTAGTGATTACCACCGTGAGGGGATTCTTTCTCGCCCCCATAGAGGAGGTCAGAACGCTCTTTAGTGCATCATTGTCCGCCTGAGCGTACTCATCGATAATCACAAGTGAGGCGTTGAGACCATCCAAGCGGTCAGCCGCGGACGACAGACAGCGAGCGATAGACATCTTCCCTGGGATGCGATTGTACACCTGCTCTCTGTTGATTTTGAAGCGTCGCAGGGCTGGATCAAGGGAGCGGAGTATCTTAGAGATCACATCGAAGCACACCCTCGACTGCTGGTAGCTATTACTACCAACATAGCTCTCTGCGTTAGCATCACCATAGAGGAGGTCATACACTGAGAGTGTAGCAATAGAAGTAGTCTTGCTGAACTTACGAGGAACGAATAGGAGGACATCGCGAACGAGCCTTCTCTCCCCATCATCGTGGTAAAACCAAAAGATATTAGTGAACTGAAATACCTGCACTGGGGTGAGAGCGAAGAACACCATACCCTCGGCAGACGGGAGGCGTATATTTTCGTAGAACGTGATGAAGTGACGCACCTTCTCGTCTCGAAGTACATACTTGTCCACCTTGTGCAGGAAGCGCTCAATAGACAGAAGCTCATACACGTTGTGCAGGCTTGGATGCTTGATGCACTCGCGTATATACGACGATAGACGCTTGTCGAGCTTGTTGAAGCGCGGGTATGGTATCTTAGCGCTTCGCAGACGATCTACGACTCCGCTTTTCAGTGCTGTCGCTTCGCTTTGACTTAGTTGTTTCGTCATATATCTGCTGGAGTATGTGGTTGAGCTTGTCTACCTCGTCCCCGCTCGTGAACTTCGCTGTGCGTACGGTCATCTGAAGCTCGGACAGCTGTGCGCGGAGTTCCTTAGACGCTTCAATAAAGATGGACCAGGCAGGATTAGCTCGCTTGCGTGAATCGCCCTCTCGGCTGATTTCCTCTACGACTATGCCGTCATCCATAAGCACCGCATAAGACTCCCTGCACACACCAGCCATCTGCGCTGTGGCCGATATTAGCGGCTCAAACGCTGGAGAGTATGCGCCGAGGGCCTTTAGTCCATCTCTTAGAAAGCTTGCGGTTTCTTCTTGCGTCATTTTGTAGAGGGCACTACATAAACCCAGCGAAACATCACATTTTGACACCACTTTGCCCCCCAAATCTTTTTAACCCACGCCACAACCCCCACAGCACTTTGAGAACTCGCGCAAAGAAAAGGGAGCGAGGGGTGGTATGCAGGGGGTCTCCCCTCCCCTTAAAATCGCCTCCCCCTATCCTCGTGATATTGATTTTTCGGGCAGCCAAAAAAAATGCGAGGAGGGCGGGAAAATGTGTCTAAAATGTTGGAAAATAGCGTTTTAGATTTGGTGGTTTCGATTTTTTGCACTACATTTGTAGTACAAAATGAGAGGGAAACGCCCCTACCATTTTGAACGGGAACGAACGCAAAAAGCCCCGCGCTCGTTTCACAACGGACGACGGGGCTACCATTTTTTTTTAATATCACTGCAAAGGTATGAAAACTATTCAGACCAACCAAAAGGCATACACAACGACGTATGCAGTAGCTGCCAGCTGGGCAGGGTGCACTACTATCCTATGCAACGAAATAGCCTACCTCGATGAGGAGCTAATGTACTACGATACGATCGGATACGATTGTGACGAAGAGACAGAAGAGTACCCAGAAATCTACCAATACTACTTAACTAACTGTAGTAAGGACCTGTGCGAGTTCTTAAACGAGCACTTTGGGCTCATGTTCGCCTATAGCGAAAAGCTAGAGTTGTGGGTACTCCTCGTCGACCACTGTGGCACGGGCTGGAACTGTGTAGAAATAGATACAGACCTACCAGCAGCAGCCGCACCACTCGGCACGATCAGAATCAACTAACCGCAAAAAGATACCAGACAATGGAAACGAAGAAGACTATAACGCTATTAGGCAAAGAGCTGACTATATCGCAGAGCTACAAAACAAGAGCACACATCAACGACGAATACACAGGAGTAGCCGAAGCTATCGACATAGACCTAAGGGAGCTAACCAGCTTTATCACGAGCGAAGAGGAAGCGCGGCGCCTTGCCGAAGAGATGAGCGAATATATATATAACGAGGTATACAATGACTGCAAGGCCAAGGCAGCCGAAGGAGAAGCGTTATACGCTTATCGCACACTGATGATAGACCTAATAGGCACGGGAAGGTACAACAGCGGATACATAACAGCATCCGCAATGTATGTAGAGTGCGAAAGTATAAGCGAGTGTTGTCTTACTGTCTTTGACAGGAACATAGACCGCAAAGCCGAGGAAGACGAAGAAGGCAACAAGATAGAAGAAAGCGTAAAATACAACGCTATCTTATACGCTCTCAAAAGCGAGGAATTCAGCCGCCGAATGTCCGAGAAAGAGCGCGGGGACTTTGAGTGCCTAGAGGAAGAGGCACGCGAGAATTATAAGCGCTTGCACCCCGAAGAGTTCGACGAGGAGGAAGATAACTAATATACACACACAATCGCCCCGTCGTCTATCTTAGGCGGCGGGGCGTTTTTTTGC